AAGAAGTCCTCCAGGCCGCTTCTGTTTAATCAATTCTGCCTGCACTGCCTGACCAATCAAGCGGCCAAACTGATCTGCGTTGCCTTGGTTGCCCTGTACTGCCGTGCCAGAGGCATCAACGTTGACAACAACGCTGGTGCTGCCGCCTAGCTCATGATTCGGAATGATCGTGCCTGCACGGCTTGGGACAAACAGCTCAGGGCCACGCTCACCAACGATTGAAGGACGGCCAACAGGCGGGCGACCACCATTGGCAAACATCCCAAGAATTCCAGAGCCGCCTGTCCCGTCTTGGTTTTTAAAGGATCCAATGCCTTTTGCGAGAAAGATTTTACCTAGCTGCTTAAGGATGCCAGAAAAAGATTCAGCAAGAGATTTCGACCCTTCAATAGCTTCGTAAATACCGTTAACAATTCCATTTTGAATTGTGTCGGCAATCTGCTTGTATTGTTTTTCCTGCTCGGCAAGCAATGCTGCGCCTTCTTTTTTTAGCCTGTTTTTCTCTATATTTTGAACTTTAATGCCTAATTCTGTTTCTAAAATTCGCATTAATGGCGCTAGCTCTTCTTCAGTAAGCTGTGGATAAGCTCGCTTAATATCCTGCTTTTCAAATAAAGTTTCTAACTCAGCTCGTTGCTTATCAGTTATGTCTGTCGCGAGTATCATTTCGCGACGCGCTGCGATAATACGATCATTAAACCTCTTCAGCTGTTTATCCCTTTCGTCGCCTGCATCTCCTCCGGAGGTCGCGGCTTTAAAATCAGCCAACAACTTCTTAAGTGTTGCTTCATCCTTCGCAGCAGCACTGCGACGATCTGCGCTTAACTCAAATAAACGCACTGAGATTCTTGTTATCAAACCTTCAGTGTCTTTAAGGTCCTTTCGTAATCTTGCGAGCTGTGGGTTTTCCATACGGCCGCTCATCATTCCCGCAGCGCCACCGCTCAAATTACCTTTTTTAGCGTCTTCATTTTCAAGAGTTCTTATAGTATTTTCCAATAACGCACGACTTTCAATTTGCTTTGCGAGTGCTCCCTCTAACGATTTTTCAGTTCCAAACTCAATCTTATTATTTAGATCTCGTTGGGCGACGTTTGCGTCAGTTAGCTTATCTATTAACATGTCAAGGCCAAATAGCAGGACGCCAAAGGGAAGAGCAGTTTTAAGCAATCTCATCGTTCCTGCAAGAGCTGCTGTCGCAAGCTTTGTAGCGACAAGCTTCCCCTTTGTTGAAACTAGCAGCGGAATAATACGTTTTGCAAAAGCAAAGGTTGCGGTCTTTTGAAGCAGAATAAACGCTTTATTAGCTAGGAAAATCTTTGCAGCAAATCCAGCCATTGAAACCGCAGCCTGGATTGCCTCTGGCTTTATGCCCTGCACGAATCTAGTAAATGCACTAATTTGCGCGTTTACTTCCGTAAGAAGATCCTTAAGGCCAGGACCAAAAACTTTGTCAAAAACTCGCGCTAGGTTCCCGACATTATTAGCTATAGCCGTAGCTTGCCCTCCAAGGGTATTTGACATCTCATCAAAGGCATCCTGTGCTGCGCCTGCTGAGTTTTGCTGATTATCTAGTGATGTATTGAATTTTTTTAGTCGATCATTTACAAGCGGCATGATTGCCGTCAACGCCTCGACGCTGCCAAACAGTTTTGAGATCTCGACCTCACTGCCACCGGTTTTGTCAATTACCTCTTCGAGGAAACCAGCGAACCCTTTCTGCTTGATAGCTGCTGTGTTGAACTCAATGCCTAGTTCCTTAGCCTTCGTTGCAGCTTCCGAAGTCGGCTTAATAACCCCTGCAATAACTTGTCGGATCCCAGCAAAGGTCGATTCAACCGGAACACCCGTTGCAGTAACAGCAGAGATCGCAGCGTTAAGTTCATCGATACTGACACCAGCAGCCGCCGCTGTCGGAGCTACGCGACCGATTTGCGCGGCATATTGCGCGACAACAATTTTGCCGTCGTTCTGTGTCTGTATAAACCCATCGACAAGTTTTGACGCTTTGTCAGAACTCATTCCGTAAGCGTTAAGGACAGAGGTCGTTGCATTGGCCACTGTGTTCAAATCAGACATGCCACCCTTTGCTCCAAGGGCTGCTGCTTTAAGGATGTTTGACGCACTCGCTGCGTTATTAAATCCAGCAGACGCGACGTCATATGAAGCGGCAAGCAAAGCGGTTTCGCTCATTTGCCCTTTCAACTGTGCGCTGACTCCACGCAGTTGTTCTTTTAATTTTTCGGAATCGACCCCGAGAGTCCTTACCGCAGCCGCAGCGGCCTCGGCTTCTTGCATCCCCCGGAAAAACCCGCCAACAACACCAACTCCCGCCAAAGCAGCGGTTACCTTTCCGACCGTTCCCTGCAGGACCTGTGCAGCTCTATTGACACGATTTAAGGCGCGTTCTGCGCCGCTGCCATCAACCCTTAGGCGTACAGAGGACTCAACTGCCACAAATCCGCCCTAGCAATATCCCAATGTTACTGCCGACCGCGCTTTGCGCGATCCATCGCTTTTTCCTCTTCTTCTTGCTTCAGCTGGTGGAAAGCAGCGAAATGCACAAGCTCCGCATCAGTCAATTCGGTGCGAAGCCTACTTACGGTCATGCCTAGTTCGCAGGCCAAGAAGAACTCAAAAAAAGCCCACCTGTCCTGCCTCAGTCGTTTTTTGCGTCTTCAATGCTTGTTTCCTCGCCAAGGCCGAAAAGGAACAACTCAAGCTCGTTTAAAACCGATTCAGGCAACCTTCGTTGCAGCTTTGCTGCGTCGCCTGACGAGAAGGCCTTAGTGCCATCCTCAAGCTCGGCAACTTGACACAGCATGTTTGTGCTGATGTCTAAAGCTTCTTCTGTACCAGCCAACTGCTGCGCCTTCTTCCGATCAGCTCTTGTAATCGGCTTGAAATAAAGATCGACGAGCTTGTTGCCAGCAGTGTCTTTTAGGACGTACTTGCGCCGCTGGTTGAGGTCAAAGGCCCCAACCAGCATGTCGACGGTGCGCTCTTGTGCAGGCATTTAGGCAATGTCTTTATCGCCTAAACTATAGCCTTATCACTCAAGGTTAGAAGTGATAGTGCTGCTGGTGATGAAGTTACAGGTGACAACAACCAATTCACCAACAGTAGAAGTGATTTCCATGTCAGTGATGATGCCGCCAAACGAAACCGAATCAGTGCCGTTTGTGTTGCCGGTAGTAAACAACTCGAACGAGGCGTCAGCTGTATCACCAGACTTAATGACGTCCTCGACAAAGGCAGCTTGACCCGTTGCGTCTGGGTCATAGACCAGCTCAACAGTGCCGGAGCCACTGACAAGACTGCCAACAAACTGCCGAAAAGTGTTTCCGTGGACGGTTGTGTCCAAGGTTTCTTTAGTAATTGACAGACTCCAGCTGCGAGTGCCGATAACTTGGGCAAGGCTGCCGCTGCCGGTCTCAAATTCAACTGAGCCGGATTCGCCTCGAATGGTGGCCATGGTCAGAGTTCCTCGATGGATTCAAAGGTCACACGGACCTGGGTTTGGAAATAGCCCTCGGGAGCTGGCGAAGCCAGTGCCTCTGGACCAATAGGAGCGTCGAAGAAAACCCCCGACACAATAACTCGATTATACAAATCCCGAATGCGTTTACCAATCACATAGTTCGCTCCTGGGCCAACGCCCCTGCCTGAAAAAATATTGATCAGGACTAGGCCGACAATGCGGTTTTGCGAATTTGTCGTAAGGCCTTGGCCTAGATATTCGCTAGCGCCGAAGCTAGTCAGACACTGCACCCAAGAGCTGTTAGGCGTCGGCTCATACGCCATGTTGTGAAAGACAACAGGGATAACAGGACTGCTGGCTAGCTCAGTTGCAAGCCTTCCTTCAATCGTTGCCCTAATTGAATTGAGATCAGCAGCAGCCATCAGCTTTCCCTCACGATTTTTTTGTATTGGCCTTGCGACCAAGACTGCAGCTCCTTGCCGATTATGTCTGGGAAGCCTGCGACAGTCGGAGGCGTTGATCTTGTTCTGTATTCACCTCCCCATGATTCCGGCAGCATTACCCCATAGCAAACAGGCGCTGCGTAGTCCATCCGGTTATTAACCTCGCCGACAAAACCCTCGACCTTGTGTTCCCAAGCGCCTCGTAGTGTGCCTGTATCGACAGGGGTAGCCTTCTTTACTCGAGCCTCCCACTCAAGCGTCGTCACCCGAACAAGCTTTTTGACCTCGCCCTCCATGTGGCTAGCGATTTGATCAAAGCGGATCTGACGACGTGCCATCGTTACGCCCTCAAGATCAGCTCAAGAGTAATTGCAGTGTTGTCCTGCTCTGTCGTCTCCACACGAATGATTTGATGCACCACGCCGCCAATAACGATGCGATCCTTTGTCTCAGGCAGAGTTGTGAGGTCATCAGCCGCAACCGTTAGACGCTTATCTCCGGCCTGCACCAACTCATTGGCCTCACGCAGGTTCACGTCCTCAAGGATGCCCTTGATCGTTGTGTCACTCTCAGTTTCCGAGATCGCGCCAGTTGTGGTGTTGTAACTGCCC